GGTTTGCTAACCTATAGTTAACCAAAACGAAACTTGCTAGAAATACTGCTAGCCACAGTTATAATTACTTAAGTCCAAGGACTTGTTGGGACTCCGGTCGACACCAAAGTCATCGTCGGCACCGCCGCAAAACACGTTACTCTGATATCCGGGGCAGAGGCTCGACACACACGTCTTGGATTTTCAGTGTTTGTCGACGACAGTGCAGAGAGATAGTCCTGTAACTGATCTGACTCATTTGCGCGCATAAGTGCATACTTTTTCGGAGAATAATAGGGAATCTTAATCTCCGCTCCTCCACTAAGACTCAATTGCGTGGGCATAAGATTGTCGTTAAAGAGCGTGAAGGTTCCTCTAATGTTTGGGGTCATAAGATGTCCCGAGCATAGAGTAAAAGAATTTGAGGGTAACATCTTCCATCTGGTGCCCGCAGCTATTCCATGAAATAATAGCGCATAATGCGAATCATATGTCAACTGACTGAACGCATCGGTAGGGTCCGTATACGGCATATGACGGAAAATGTTGGTTGTATCAGGAACAGTTCTTACCCATGTGAATTTTTGCATAAGCGCACGTGCAGAATTCACAACTTCACCAAAGTTTATCTCTGCTGAAGGATACTCTCCCGATGACGGAACTAACTCGAAAACTGTCTCGTCTTCCTCATCTTCATCCCCAGTGGCACCTTGATACTTGAAATTATTCAATTGCACTGCTGCCGATGCAGATCCTCCAGTCGTATAATATTCAATCTGATCAGTAAGAACCTGGAAATTCATATTCGATTTTGCACGCGCGAAGATCAGAATATCGACATTGGAAGCCGAATTCTGTGATTGCAGTGGATTCACCACAGAAAAGATAATTCGTCCATTCGTCGCACCGGTGGGAATAATGGATGTATCTGAAACCAGAACAGTGGTATACAAGTAGGGAACATCACGTGCATATCCCACCGTAAATTGCTTATCTTCATCTGCAGCAACATCATAGATGACGTTAAGCGCTGACACCGTAGGTGTTGCGGTGGTAGTGGCTCCAGAGGGAACCCAATATATCTGAAGGGTGCCACGGTGAAGCTTTGAGACTGGAATGATTACCATGTACTCCATGTCGCCACGCCAGTACTTAAACGGTAGGCCACAGTATCCTGCCACGGTGGGATACAAAGTACAGTCAGAAGCACCTGTGGATCCAATAGAGTAAAATGGTGTCACAGGAACAGAGCCCAAAATAGTACTCGTTGTCTGAGTGGGAGACCAAGTCATCTCTTTAATAAGAGTCCACCGAGCAAACAACGAAGGAAAGGCCAACTGGTCCTCACTTGAACTCACCCCATTAATAAGAGGATCAATGCTGATATTATTCGCCATTGATAGAGTCGCCGCCTCACTAGTATCTTCTCCGTCAACGTGGGCTGGATTTGAGAAAGGCCGCTGAACAACTGTTGTCGGAACCTTCTCCGCATCTTCTCGGGTAAAGCCAAACCAAGAGGCAACATCGCCGACCGTATCAGCTATCTTTGATGCGACGCCTGCATATGGCCCAATTACAGGTATTCCCGAAAGCATATTGGCCACTCCAGAAATCTTATCAGCCATACCAGAAACAGCACCTTTGTATTTGCCACCAGCCACCAAATCTGCTGCTCCGGTCATTCCTTCCACTTTCTTGTCTCCAACCATACTCGCTTTACGCTTACCCTGCAAAGATGGAACGACCATTTCATAATCAGGAAGTAAACGTGCATATATCCGAATAGAACCAGATGTCACTCCACCCGGAATTGCTGTCTTAACCGTGGAGAGACACCAAATCTTAATATTCCACATAGGATCAGGGTCGCCAGAAGACAATGCATAAGCAAGCGTCGAAATATCCGCATAATCATAAGGCCAAAGGAAGGGAAGTTGCATAACGGAATTCTCACAAGCAGAGACATCCAAATATGTATAGTGATCAACCTGCATGCTTGTGGAATAATTTGGAGTAATGGTCTGAGTTGCATTGTTCGCATTCCCTGTAGGATATGCGGTAATAGCGTACGCACCATATCCGTTAGCTGGGAAAGCAGGCACAAACATTACCTCCAAAGTTCCTCTAATCAAAAGATAATTAGATGTCTTTGCCGCAATGTAGGGATTGGAAAGAAATGCTACCCATGGGGCAAACGTGACTGCTGTATTCTGCGCGGGAGATACATTGGTAAACGTATGCTGCCCTATTTCCGTATAACGGGTAAGATAATCCGTTAGATCATTACGTGGCATACGTTGAGTCACCCTAGGCTGAGGGACTACTTCAGATTTCATGAGAGTACTGGAACTCATGATCTCTCCTAAATCTGCGGAGAGATGTGTTGTCGCGTCCTGTACGGGCGCATTATGTGCGGGGTCACTGCCTCCGCTTGTCATACTAATCTGCGACATTTTCTGTAAAATCAAATTTTAACAGCTCAGATCTGTCCACCCAGGTCTGAAAAGATCCATCCAAAATTTTTTGTCTATAGTGGTCAAATTCTGGTAGTAGGAGATACCCATTGCGATGAATTCCCGCTTTTGTTGAAGCATCAATAAAGCGATCACGCAACATGGTATAAAACTCGCGTCCATGGTACACTGCCTCTCGTAAACACTCAGTGAGAGAAACAGCCGCACCATCCATGGAAGTCAATGTAGAGTCATTCTTCAACATTAACATACGCGCCATGGTCTTCTTGTCCAGTGGGGTAACCCAACGCCCCAAATCTGGATCATATCTAAACTTCCGCTTAAGATATTGCACATCTGTCAGATGCTTAGGTCTCATTCTTCCCTCCTTTGAAGCATCTGTCATGGTTATACCAATCTCATGCTGCCAAATCTCCTCAAAGTTCGCAGCAAGACCTGATAAACAAGCAAAAATTTGATCATCGCCATACGTCCACAAGATGTTATCTTCTCTAAATCGTAGATAGACGAGTGCCACGGGTAAGGGATTATTGAAGAAATTGGCCATATAGTCGCGGACAAAATCCATTTTCACATCGTAACCATCACCCCAATTATTGCGGTGATAAACATAACGCTGTCCCAGACTCATAAGGATACCATTAATCTCAACCGTAGCATCATTACCCGATCCATTCCAATATTCCGAAAATATATCATTCTTAATGCAAAACCTAGTGTTTTTCACTGCTAACACTAACAGGTAACTACCCATGGCATCAAGTCCAATCGCCCAGGTCATGGCAAACACTACCAAAGCGACATAATCGAAGAGTTCACCGCTAAATGATTTGTCAAGTCGGACAGCATCAGCCTCATATATGCCATGGAGGTCGGGGAGAACACTTTCAAAGGCCTGTACGAGTTTCAGGGCATCTTCTCCAGTCATATTGATCCCTACAGTGCTCTCAAAAACAGCCGGATTAGCACGCATAAGACTTTTAAACATCCATTTCTTCTTACACAGTAAATTGAATGCAGCAGAAAACACCGTAAAAACTCGGGGCATTTTTCCAGGCTTCAATCCTTCATCCTTGAGGATGCACAATCCTAAGGGAGCGGGGATAGCTCCTTGCTCAAGAGCGGAAACAGCATCATCATAGATGCGCCACATCTCGGGAGACATATAAGAATTTCCAGCATCCATTGAAATATGGACCGGTTTCTTAACATTATATGGTGGACCAACTGAAGTACGCATGTTGATACTATGCACGTACGATCCAGGTACCCCGCTTAGCATCTGCTCTTCGCTTAATTCCGCATAGCCATGGACATCAACCTGTCGCAATCCCGTTAAGTAATCGGCCAGCGCTAACCACATAGTAGGAATATGCAACTGTCCGACATTATGAGTACGAAACGCATCTGTGTAAGGAGATACCCACTTTTCTTCCACCATGGCACCCCGAAATTGTGGCAATCTCCAATAATCCGGCTCACCACACCAATCCTCTGCTAAATCACTAAGATATGGAGATAAAATTGATGGCATAATGCGAGTCTTCAAGGTCATTCCTGAAACAGGGTTGTCTAGGGTACCAAACGGAACTACCTGCGCATTATGTTGTGAAACTGCAGCCCACACCTCACTCTTAGGGGGATAATGAGATAACGAAGAATCTCCCTCTTTGTTGAGAAAGAACGGAGAGGTATATACACCCTGCAAGACAGTTGCTAGTCTATTCGCCGCTCGATCCAGCTCCAATAAGGAGAACACAGCTCCAAGAGAAGAAGACTTAACGCCTGTTGCCGTAACTGTGGTGGAACCAGCGAAATGCATCGCCACTATACGCCACGACGTCCCAATACGGGCAATATACAAGTAGCCACAGTCTCCATTTACAGTCGGAGCATCCGTCCAAAGACAACGACCGGCAGCAGAGATACGTGTTTGATTACTTGTAGGATTGTATTGCTGAGATGTGCCAATAATACGAACTTCATCATAAGACGAAACCTGCTCATCAACACTCGGTAGAACAAAAGATCTTAAACCATTGAGACCCGGTAAATTGCCACACTTCACAAGAGATAACTCCTTATGCGGCATGTACACACGTGTCAACTCATTAACTGGAACCACAACGGTTTTCCCACGACACACGACACTAACCTCACCATCATTAGGACAATAATGGGTTGGCATCAACATCAAATTATGACCTACGAGACACGATGGTCCCGAATATTTGTCACCTTCAACCTGGACCCAACTAGCTGAAATACTCTTAATCATATCCTCATATGTGTAGGTTGTAGAGAAAATGGCCGAAGGAACTCCAGGTACGTACTCTTGATTAGCTCTAAACCAATTCTTCGGAACCAAACCTTCTACAGAATTCGCG